CGCGCCGCGGGCGCGAACGACTCGCTCGCGCTGAGCGACAAGTCTTCGGGTGGGTGGACCAAGAGTGTCGTTCCTACGTCGTGGCGGTCAGCGCCAGGCGACAGAGCGGCCTCGTGATCAGGAAGCGGCTGTCGGCAGAGTGAGTTCGCAGAGAAGGCAAAGCCCCTAGCGCGGCCCGCGCCGCGCTAGGGGCTTCTTCGCGCGCGCTGGGGGGGGTTGTCGCCGGCGGGCGTCGAATGCCCGCCGGCGGCACGGCCCCCCACAGCCGACCGTGGCGGGTGTTTGTACCCCCCGTCCATTTTTTCACGTTTCGCGACTGTTAAGCTACGCAGGGTACGTCGGATTGGGAAGCACGCATACGAGACGAAGGATGTTGGGGTGTGTGTGGGGTGAAGAGTTTGTTGGGGGGTGTGTGGGTTAGGGGAGGCGTGGAGGGTGTCATGTTGTATTTTGGGGATGTTGGGGCTTAGGCGTGGTGGATGTGTGGTATTCCAGGTGGTGGCGGGCGTATGTGACCGGCGTCGATTTTTCAGGTATCACGATTAGAGTACAAAGGGTTAGGGGGGTACGGGAGGACGTATACGAGACGAAGGATGTGGAGGTGTGGGGGGGTCATAAACTCGTTGGCGAGGGGGGTGGCGAAGGCGTGGAAGATGTCATGTTGTATTTTGAGGATGTTGGGGCTTAGGAGCGAGATGTTGACGAGTGCGGGGCGGAAGAGGGGGTCGGTATGTGGATGCATGTGTGTTGGCGGGTGTGAGTTGGGGGGATGGGTAAGATGCGTCGGGGCAAATTTGCACTTTCTTCGGGTTAAGCAGTAGAGCAAAAGCCCGCGTTTTGTCGGGGGATATGGGTGTTTTTGGGGGAGGGGCGGTACAAATGGTGTGGACAGTTAGATGACGGCGTGTCGTCACGATCGGGAGTTTGTTTTATCGACGAATCTTTTGACGGCTTCGATCGAGGTATAGATTCGTCCGCCTTCGCGATAGGTCTCCAGCTTGATCCCGCCAACCCCGGTCCGCGCCCACCTGTAGAGCCTCTTGTAGCTGGGCTTCGTTCGCAAAAAAGACAGCCCTCGCACCGATTTCAAAAGCATCAACTTCTCGCCGTCTAATGACATAGAACATCCCGTTCTTCGCGTGGTTCAACGGAAGCCCCTTTGTCATGTTACATGCGCGTCGCGTTTTGTGCAAAAGGATAAATACGTGGACGGGTCGTTTTTCAGGAGATGACCACGGGGACAATCTATGTTGATCGACGATTTTCTTTTGAAAGGTTTCCGGTACGCACCAGACGCGGGCGCTGAGGCTGCGCCGGAGGCGGCTGAAGAGCAGGACGAATCAGCTGCTTTAGAGGTCGAGGAGCCAGATGCTCCAGAGGAGAGGGAGGCGGCAGCTTCGCAGCGGGATGCGTATGCCGAGTTTGAGAAGATTGGTCTGCCGAAGGACCCGAAGCAGGCGGCGAGTCAGCTTCAGTATCTTCAGCAGCAGGCCAGGGAAGCCGAGCAATACAGGCAGTGGTATCAATACCAGGCCTATCAGAACCAGCAGGTCGAGGCGGCCAAAAAGCAGGAAGCCGCAGAGAAGCAGGCCCAGGAGCAGCGGAAGAAGCTGTGGGAACTCCCGCAGTTCGACCGACGCCTCCTCTCGCAACTGACGACCGACGAATACGGAAACGTCGTTGCCAAGCCGGGCGCTATCCCCACCCTCCCCGAAGACTGGAGAAAGTGGCGGGATGCTCGGGAAGATGCAATGGATCAGGCCCTCAACATGCTGGCCGATCCCGTCAGCTTCTACGAGTCCCACCTCCAGGCGCCGATCCAGAGGCAGGTTGTCGGAATGGCAGCCCGCATCACGGCTTATATGTTGCAGGAGTATCAGGAGAAGCAGCGGCTTCAGGATTTCGAGAATCAGAACCGCGAGTGGGTGTACGACGAGGGCAACCAGCTTACCCCCGCCGCGCACCTCTGGAACCGGCATTACGCCGAGGCCAGAAACCAGGGCCACCCCGACCCGATCAGGTATGCCACCGACGCACTGGATGCCGAACTGTACCGCAGGTCGGTGTTGCAGGGTGCGGCGGAAAGTCAGGGGGATGTGGAAGATCAGAAGAGAATGGAACTGCTCAAGCGGGGCGCGAGAGCGCCAGGCAGGGGCGGTGCCGTGAACGGGAAGAAGAAAGCTCCGCGTACCGGGAGCGATGTGTGGGCCGAGGCCCTGGAACAGATGGAAGATTTACCTAAGGAAGACTTCGAGAAGGTCTAACATAAGGGGCAGTCATGGCTGAATGGGCACGTATCACCGCCACCACCATCGCCGACTACGCAAAGGGCGTGGAAGACGAGCTTATCGCCAAGCGAATCCTGCTCCAGGCTCTCAAGAAGAGCGGGCAGATCGTTATGAATAAGGGCGGCGACGGCTTCAAGTGGCAGGTCCAGTACCGCCTCCCGCCCGCCACTATTAATAACGGCGAGCAGACGGTCACGCCGTCCCGCCAGGACATCTACAAGCAGGCGACCCTCGATTATGTCGGGTACACGCTTGCCGATATGATGACCAAGCGCGAGAAACTCAAGAACAGGGGCGCTCCCGCGCTGGTCGAGCACTTCTCGAATATGTCGAAGTGGCTCATGGAAAGCGCCAGCCAGCGGCTTTCCGAAGAGTTGTACGTTGATTCGAGCGGGAGCGGCAACTCGGGCCGGCTGTCTGGCATCGAAACCATGATGGCCATCAACGGCACCGTCACGATAACGTCGGGCGCCCAGCGTGCCGCCAACGCCGCAGATGTGGCGGGGTATCCCAACGATACCTACGCCGGCCTTTCCACTGTCCTTGGCAACTATGCCGGGTCATGGGGCACGCAGTCGGGAATCACAAGCACATGGCCAGCCGGCACCGGCGACCTGTCTTACGATTTCTACTCGCCCACCATCGTCAACTACACGTCGTCGGCCTTCTCGGGGGCGGCTGATACGTGGGCCGAGCAGTGCGTGGAAGCGACGCGTTTCCTGATTACGCACATGAACAGGTACGTGTCCGACAGGGGTCAGTTGAAAACCGTTCTTCTCGACAGAGAGCTATACAGGCAATACCTGCAAAAGCTCGACTCGAAAGAGCGAATCAACACAAGCTCCAGCCTCGGCCTGCGAGCGCTGGGGTTTGAAGACACCTTCATGCAAGACGGGGTGGATGTGACGTGGGAGTTCGGCATCCCGGCGGCGGTGGGGTACGGGTTCAACGTCAAGCAGATGGAGCTTCGGTCGATGCAGGATAAGCTGTTCGTCACCGACGGCCCCACCTACGAGCCGCTGAACAGGTCGTATTACGTCATCGTTGACTACCTTGGGCAGATCAAGTTCCACAGCCCAAGGTTCTTCGGGAAACTCGCGAATATTGCTTAATCCAAGGGGGCACGATTCATGCACCAGTCTGACCAACTACCCTGGCCGATCGGCCAGACAGCCGGCGTCACCGGCTCTACTGATATGATTCAGTGGGAGGGGCGGGAGTTTCTCGTCGAGGACCTCGATTACTCCGCCAATCCCGCAAAAGCCAGGGCCTACTCGGATTCCGTCGAGTGGAAACGCATTCGCGTCGTGCGAAACGTCTCTGGCGTCTCCCTCCTGCCAGCCATGCTCGTCTCGTTCAAGAGCACGGCACACGGCAAACAGGTTGACGGGTACGCCGACGTGTACCAGGAAGAGTGCTACCCGACCGACGAGTTCCTGCCCTCGACCGGCGTGGCGAACAACGACCTGTTCTATATCGTTGTTGACGGCCCGGCTGGCATCAAAGTCTCGGTCACCGCCGCAGAATCGGTGATCGCCACCGGTTCATGGGTTCATAACGTCACGGCTGCGGCTTCCACGCACAGCACAACCGCCGGTCGCATTCAGGCTGCGACATTTACTGGATCAACGGCGGTTCTTGCCAACACCATCCTGTACCGGATCGGCATTATGATGTCGTCCTCGACAACTGCCGATACGGGGGCTGTCAGGCTGGTGCGTGTCAAGAAGTGGTAGACGTGGCCCGAAAGGGTCATCTCCTGAGCCTTCAGCAGACTTCGCGTCTGCTGAAGGTTTTTGTGTTTCCAGCCTGACAAAAGTGTGGTATAGGTGCGGCAGGAGAACACAATATGCTGCCACGCAAGCTGAAGATAGCATTCGGGTTCATGCCGTACGGGGGTAACGGCGGCACGCAGTCCGAGATACCCGATATCCGGAACTGGCTGATCCCCACCGTCATGAAGATCAAGGGGGACGACAGGTGCGACGGCGAGATCCTGTACAGGGATCACGCCGATGTGCCCCTCACTATGGTCAGAAACGAGTTAGTGGGCTGGGCCAGGGAGAGCAAGGCCGACATTCTTGTTATGGTGGACAGCGACAACGCCCCGGACGTGCTGTTGGGAATCGACAATGCATCAAAGCCGTTCTGGGATACCAGCTTCGACTACATCTACAGGCACTACGAGAAGGGACCCGTCATGATCGGGGCACCGTACTGCGGTCCCCCGATGCAGCCGGACGGAATGGGAAGCGAAAACGTCTACGTCTTCGTGTGGAGAAACTACAACACGAACGATCCGGGCCAAGCTATCAAGCTGGACCAGTTCACGCGGGAGGAAGCGGCCAGCAGAACCGGGATTGAGCCGGTCGCCGCCCTGCCAACCGGCTGCATTATGATCGATGTGCGGTGTTTTGATCTGATTGACCACCCCTACTTCGATTACGAGTATGAAGGAGACGGCCAGATATGCGATCACTGCGGGCAGCCGCGACCAGGCCCTCGCAGAAAGAAGTGCTCCACCGAGGATGTCGTCACCACCCGCAATATTTCGATGGCCGGCTGTGCAAAGCTGGGGTACAACCCGGTGCTTTGCAACTGGGACGCATGGGCCGGGCACTGGAAACCGCTCTGTGTCGCCAAGCCCAGGGTGATCGCGGCGGATTACGTCTCGAAGGTCTACCTGAAAGCGCTGGCCGACAACATTCGCAGCGATATTCGAGTGAAAAGAATCTCCCCGAGCGAACGACTTCTCCAATCTTCAGGGCCAGTCACAAAGGTTTCAAGGCATGAAGGAAATGGCCAGAACCACGATGATAGTGGTGGCGATTCACTGGCGAATTCCCACAATACACCGCAGGAAGACCTACAGATCCTGCGGCAACTGGTTGGTCAGGAATCTGCGTATCAAAGCCTGGGCGATGATGTAATGACTGTCGTTGAGTTAGGCTCCTGGACGGGTCAATCCGCCCAGGCAATTGCAGAAACTCTCGACAGGGCTTGCAGATACAACCTGTATTGCGTCGATCACTGGAAGGGTGGGAGCGAGGCCCAGAGAAAAGACATCGAACAGGGCTTCAATCCCTACGAGACATTCTGCAAACGCATGAAGAAGTGGCTCGACAAGACGGTTTTCACGCTGGAAAGCGATACTGTCGAGATGGGAAGGAAATGGACCATCGGCCCCATCGACATCCTGTTTATTGATGCCGATCACACCTACGAAGGGTGCAAAGCCGACATCAAGGCATGGTCCCCGCACGTCAAGGAAGGCGGGCTGATCATGGGACACGACTACAACAGCCTGTTTCCAGGCGTAAAGCGGGCCGTACACGAGATTTTCGGGTATGACGTGGCTGTCATTGGCAACATGTGGGTCGTTCGCAGGGCATGGGAGACGAATCTTGAAGGAGAAGTCGAGGGAAAAGCCGCAAAAAAGGACGGTGCGCGTTCAGGAACTGCTGGATAGCGAGCTATTCAGCCGGTCTCTCCCGCAACTGGGGGACGTTCTTGAGGAAACGACGCGCCACATGACCCCGGAGGAGATCGGGTTCATGTTCGCGAGCATGATCAAGGAAGGAACGCCCCCTCAGAGACGGCAATTTCTCAAGCAGTACCTCGAATCGCTCACCACGTACCACAAAATGGTGGGAGAACTGACGGCTGGAGAGATCGCCGCGATGCTGGACGATCAGATTTACGCAATTCTTGAGAACACATTCGGCTTGAAGAGGCCCAGTGCAGCGGAAACAGCCACAACCGCCGCCGATGCGGAGCGACATTGACGCTCTGAGTTTCGAGCGGTCGATGACCGAATCGCAGGCCCGCATCTTCCGGCTCCTGATGCGAGAAGTCGCATACAGAAGGATGCAGGCGCTGCGGATTTACGAGCCTCGCCCCAACCAGGTCGCCTTCCACAAGTCGTTTGCCCCGGAAAGGCTGGCCATCGGGAGCAACAGGTCGGCCAAGACCACGGCCTGTGCCGTGGAAGTCGCCTGGGCCGTGACCGGCACGCACCCCTACCTGCCGTACCCCAAGGAGAACGGACGTTTCATCTGCGTCGCCAAGGATAGCATCAAGATCGGGGAGGTCATGTACTACAAACTCTTCAGGCAGGGCGCCCTGAAGATGGTGAAGGACGACTTCAACGGAATATACCGGGCATGGAGGCCGTGGGTAGACGGCTACGACCGAACCAACCTGAAGAATGCCTTGCCCCTCATCCCCCCGCAGATGGTCAAAAGCATCGCATGGGAGAAAAAGAACCTCCACTGCCCGAAGCTGGTCGCTCTCACCAACGGCTGGGAAATCCTGTTCTGCTCGTCCCTCGGCAAGCCGCCTAACGGCGTCGATATTGATGCAAGCTGGTTCGACGAGGAAATTTACGACAACGACTGGTACCCGGAAATCTCCGCTCGCCTGCTTGACAGGTCTGGAAGGTTCATGTGGTCCGCCACTCCACAGGCCGGGACCGACCAGTTATGGAGTTTACACGAGCAGGCCGGCCTGGAGAGCGGTAAGCCGCATCCCAGGATTGAGGAGTTTCACTTCCTGCTGGACGACAACCCCTACATTGCTCCAGCGGACATTGCCCTGTTCAAAGCCAAGGCTTCAGCCGACCCGGACGAGTACCGGGTGCGCGTGCTCGGCGAGTTCCTGATCACCTCTCACCGGGTCTACCCGAATTTCGGGGCGCAACACCTGTGCGAGAAGTTCCGAGTCCCTGATCACTGGTGCCGCTACATCGTGGTGGACCCGGGCTACACGAACGCCGTTGCCCTGTTCTTCGCCGTGCCGCCCAAGAACGAGAGCGGCCACATCTACGTGTACGACGAACTGTACACGAACCAATGCGATGTCAGGGATTTCGCAAAGCTTCTCTACCCCAAGACGGTTGGCCAGGGCTTCGAGGCGTTCCTCATCGACCGGCACGGGGCGCAGAGGACGGAGATGGGTGGCAAGTCCGTGGGCATGCAGTATGCCGAGGCGTTTGCCGAGAAGGGAATCAGATCGATCTCAACCGGCAGCAACTTTATAATGATAGGCACGATGGCTATCACGAAGAGCGTGATCGGCGAGGTGTCCCAGGTGAGATCGTGGTTGTGGAACAGGGATGAACTGAAGGGCAAACCCATCCTGCAAATCTTCGGCTCGCTCTGCCCGAAGTTCATAGAGGAGATGCGGCGTTACAGGAACAAGACTGTCGCTGGCAGGATTACAGATACCCCGGACCCGCGCGCATACAGCCACGGCCCGGACTGCCTGCGGTACGCGGTGATTCACTCTCTCCCCTATGTCGAGCCACGCAAACCGAAGGGACCAAAGTCATGGGTACTGAAGCGGCTGGAGGAGAAGCGCCGCAAAAAGCGAGAGGCGGACGGAAACTACATTCTTCTAGGCACGAACAGGAGATGATCATGCCACAAGTAGCAGAGAAGCCAGTCATTACCAGCGAGTTCGTCATGCCGGCCATCTCGATAGGCAGCATTGTGCTGTGGCATCCTGACGGCGACAGGAACATGGCGCCATCGTGCGGGCGGGTGGTGCATGTCAGCAACAGAAGTGTTGAGTTGATCACCGACACCCGCGACGGAGTGCGGTATGCCAGGGACGTTCATCATATTGACGACCCGAGAATCCGGCAGAACGAGAACATCAAGTCGTACGGAGCCTGGGAGTATCACCCGGACTCCATACGTCTTATGGACCTTGAACGGCGGGTTCACTCGCTTGAGAAGCTCGTCTCGAAGTAGCGTGAGAAATGGAATCTGAATATCCATTGAACCCTTTGGTTCAGGCCTGGCTGAAGAAGATCAAGCTGGCCAAAGAGTTCAAGAAGAAGCATTTCCAGGACGACGCCGACACGGCGATGAAGTTCTTCACTTGTGGTGAAGAACTCAACGAGATGCTCTGGAGTCGCAACCGCATCAAGGGCGGGCTGGATGAAGAGGAGGATCTGCCCGCCCCGCGTTTTCGGATTTTGGTGGGGAAGGTGTCCGAGCTTGTCCAGCTATTCGGGCCATCACTCTATCACCGGAACCCGACCATCATTGTCGAGCCAAAGACGCTCGACATCCCGCCCGACCTGCTGATGGCAATTACGCCGCCGGAGGTGATCCAACAAGCACAGATGGCAGCCCAGCAGGCCGGGCAGGAATTCTCAGCCGCGTCTCTGTTTCCGCCAGACCCGATCGAGATGCAGAACAAGATCGTCTCCCTGCTTCTCCAGTACTACCTTGACTACATTCAGCGGGAGAATGACAAGAAGACTCACGCCCGCCGGATGATCGACGAGGCCCTGATCAAGGGGGCCGGCGTCCTGTGGACCGAGAGCTATCAGCCCTACAAAGAGGGGCCAACTCTCATCGGCTCGTTCTACGACACGGTTGACAACCTGATCGTGGACCCGGACGCCGAGACGCTTGACGAGTGTAAGTGGATAGCCAGAAAGTGCTGCCACCCTGTGTGGGAGGTCGTTGACACGTATGGCCTTGACAAGGAGTTCATCGAACGGAAGTACGGCACGCATGAATCAACCAACACTCTCGGAGAGAGGCTGGTCGAGGAAGACGCCAAGGGGGAGAAGGTTGGCAAGAGCAACGATCTGATCGAGTACTGGAAGATCTATTCACGCATGGGTATCGGTGCCAGGCTGTCGGGCATCAAGGGGATGGATGAGCTTGAGGAGGCGCTCGAGTCGTTCGGAGACAACTGTTACATCGTGATTGCCAGCAAGGTGCCGTACCCCCTCAACCTGCACAAGGGGATGATCACGAACATGCTGGAGGCTGCCGGGACCGACGACTCCGAGGCGGCGTTCGATGCGGCGTTCCGCTCCGTCCAGTGGCCGATTCCGTTCTGGTCAGACGATCAGTGGCCCGTGACATGTCTTGCGTTTCACGAACAGCCGAACAACCCGTGGCCCGTCAGTCATATAAAGCCCGGTCTTGGGTATCTGGAGTTCATTACCTGGTGCATGAGCTTCCTGACCAACAAGCTCAGGACCACCTGCGCCACTGTCGCCTCGTGCATGAAGGCCCTGGGAGAGGAGGCGATCAAGGAACTGTTCTCGGGCAAGGACTTCAGGCTCATCCCCGTTGAGGCCGGCCTGATCCCTGATGGAGACATCAAGAAAGCCGTCCACTTCTTCCCAATGCCCGAGTTCAACGCCGATATATGGCGTGTTCTTGAGGCAGTGTTCGAGTTGTTCGACAAGGCGACCGGCTTGACAGAACTGGCGTATGGCATGCAAGGCGGCATGCGGTCGGCCACGGAGGTTCAGGTCAAGGAGGGCAACAGGTCGGTACGTCCCGACGATATGTCGAACAAGGTGGAAGACACGATGAGTCTCATAGCCCGCAAGGAGGCGATGGCGGCGAGGTGGTTGCTGGACGGTCAGGCCGTTGCTCCAGTTCTGGGCCAGCGTGGGGCTGCCCTGTGGGAGCAGTTCGTCATGTCGGGCGAGATCGAGAAGGTCGCCAGGGAGTTCCACTACCGGGTCGAGGCAGGTTCAAGCCGCAAGCCGAACAAGGAGACTCGCGTCGCGCAGATGAATCAGGCGCTGCAGCAGTGGGGGCATTTGATTCAGTGGGGCCTTCAGACTGGCAACGTGAACCTCGTCAACGCCTTCCTGGATGACTGGGGCAAGGCGATGGACGTAGAGGTCGGCAAGTACCTGTTGCCGCCGCCCCCGCCCCCGCCTCCGAATCCTCTGGCTCAGAAGATCGAGGCCGAGATGCAGCTTAAGCAGCAGGAAGGGCAGATCAAGCAGCAGGATGCGGCCATCAGGCAGCAGGAAGCCCAGATGCGTCAGGCCCAGATGGCACAGACGATACAGGCTCAGCAGGCCAAGGCTCAGATGGATATGCAGAAGCAGGCGGCTGAGATGGCCATGAGCCAGCAACAGATGAATCTTGAACAGTTACAGACTGTGAATCAACTCCAGGCCGATCAAGTGAAGGCTGGCATTGATATCCAGAAAGCCAGAGCACAAGCGGCAGCCGCCAAGCAGAAGTCCAAGGGCAAGAAATGAAGATTACTCGTACGGCAACGCTCGTGGGTGGAGTGATGGTCTACGATCCGCCCTACACGGATGAGGAGCTTAGAGCGCAGGCCCTGTCGTTTCAGGAGATGCTCAAGTCCAGACGCGCTCCAGTCATGAAGGGGAGCGACCGGGCCTTCCTTGAGGGGGACGTAATACACCACGGGCTGCAAGGAATCAGGCGGGACATGGCCGAGCATATGGTTGCCGAGGCCAGGCGCGCGGGAATCAACATCACCGGCAAGGTTTACAAGGGTGGGCTGGCCGACCAACGAGGGCCGGCGGACCCAGAGGCGTGGGTGGGCAGCACGGACGACGTACTCGCCGTGTGCAAGCGGAAGAAGTTACGCTGCAACGGGATAGTTCACTACGAGCCGCCGCCAGCGCCACCGCCTCCAGACGTTCCCCTCGCACCGCACATTGTTGAAGACCTTGCCAGAGAGTACATTGCAGAAGACCCCGATCTCTCTCGAAAGCCTATCCAGGAAATCAGGGAGATGGTGATCGACAAGCACGGGACGCCTTCAAAATTCAGAAACCCGCCGAAGAAGAAGTCATACGACGACGTGCCAGACCCGTGACCTATGGCATCAACAATCATCTATACGTATTCGGATGTCGTTGAGCATTTGCTCGACTGGGTGGGGGTTACGTCTACCGACGCAGTGCTGCTTCGCAAGGTTAAGCGGGCGATTGAGGCAGCATACCGGGAGATGCCGAACCTCAAGAACTGGACCTACTACATGGTAGCCGGGGCCAGGCTGAGCACGGTTGCATCTTACAACACGGGCACTATTGCATACACTAATAGTACGAGAACCGTGACGCTGACGAGCGGAACGTGGCCCACCTGGGCAAAGTACGGCGTGTTGCGGATAGCAGACGTGGACTACGAGGTCGAGTCTCGCGAGTCATCCACATCGCTAACGCTGTCCATCAACAAGAACCCTGGGGCCGACGTTTCTTCTGGCACATCGTACCTGATCTACAGGGACACCTACCCTCTGCCTGTCAACTTCGCGGCGATGGGCATGATCAGGGATGCCGAGAACAGCACCATCCTTGAGTACGTTGCCCCATCAGACTTCGTGATGTGCCGGCCTATCGGCCAATCTCCCACACAACCACTGTTCTACACGGTAGTTCAGGACCATAACTACGTTGGTTCGATGGCGATACGGTTCCCTCTCCCGCCAGACGCCATCTACAACTTCGATTACACGTACCGCAGGATTCCACGGCAGTTGCTGGTCTACACTTACAGCACTGGATCTGTCACCACGAGCGGCGTGGGCGTTACGGGGACTGGAACAACATGGACCAGGGCCATGTGCGGATGTGTCATCAGGTTTACGACCAGCACGACGACGGCAGTCACCGGCACATCGGGCACCAACCCGTACACCGAGATGCGCATGATCACCGAGTTTACCAACGCTACCACCCTGGAGATTGATCAGGCCCTGAACTCAGATCTGACTGGGGTAAAGTACGAGATATCAGACCCGATCGACATTGAGTCGGGCGCAATGTACACGGCATTTCTCAGGCGGTGCGAGTGCGAACTGGGGAAGATGCTGAACAGGAGTGACGTGCCGCGTCTTGAGTCGCAGCAGAGGATGTCCGACCTGGTGGCGATGGAATCTGACAACAGGATCTTCGACGAACGGCCAAGCGGCGGGTACTGGCAGCGAGTTCCCCAGACGTGGACCATCACGAACGATACAGACTGACATGGAACGCCCCAAAGCACGCGAAGAGATGCGGGACTTCCCGGGTATTTTCATCCAGGTAGACCCGTACGACCTGCCACAAGGCGGAGGTCAGGACCAACTCAACGTAAAGTCTGACGAGCAGGGCAAGCTGTCTGTTAGAATGGGGATGCTGCCCGTCTCTTTTGATTACTCAGCGTGACTTATGCCATGGGCCGTCCGAAAACAGGGGAAGAAATGGGTCATCGTCAAAAAGACGACGGGGGAAGTTGTGGGACACAGCGACTCACAAGAAAAAGCGCTGGCAAGCGTAAGAGCAAGGTACGCCAGCGAAAGAAAAAAGAACTGAACCCATACGAGATCAGGAAGTTGTGGGGTCGCCCGTTCATCGTTGACAAGTCCACCGGTAAGACTGTCGCCGAGATGAATTGCCGACACATAGTCGAGGAAACAATCAGGCAGATCTGTTCAGCTATGCGTGAGTAACAATGTACTACGGACCAGTTGCGATCGGCAGCACGTCGTTTGCGTTCCAGACAGTCACCACCAGCGGGACGGGGGTGCCGACTGCGGCTGACGCCTCGCCCACTTACGCCATCTTCTCAACAAGTTCGGATACTGCACTATTGAGCGGCACGATGACAGCGGTGTCAGGGGCAACAGGTCAGTACAAGGCCACCTCTCTGAGCATCACTGTCGCCAACGGTTTTGCGGCAGGCGGAACTTACTTCATCACAGTGCGGTATGCGATCTCGGGAACTAACAGGGTCAACCAGCACACATTTACAGCCGTCTGATGCTGTTTCTCGATGACTCCTATTACTATGGAGCGTACGTTCTTGGAGATCATGTGCCGGTCAGCATGGTCTGCACGAGCACGGCAGGGGTCCCGTCAGCCCCCACTGCCGCGCCAACGATGTCGATTTACACGGACGACGGTACGCTCGTTCTCTCTCGCTCCATTCCACCTCTTTTGCGGTACACGCAGACCGGATTGTTCCATTACGACCAGCCGCTCAACTCGTCGTTCTCCACTGGCCGATACGTCGTGCGATTTGACTACGTTGTCAGTGGAAGCAACAGGGCGGCGCTTGGCTGTTTTGTCGTGCGAGCCGGAGGACACACATCAGGGCAGCACATTGCGATGGCATACATTGACAGGCCAGACCAGAACGACTGGATTGTCACTCAAACCGACCAGGGTTCGGTAAAGATTCACAGAGGCCCATCACTCTAGGTGTCACATGGCAGGGTTATATTTCACGGTCAAGCCAGCCGCAGTTATCACTCTGGTTGCATCGGCCACCAGAACACTTCTTCAGGTTATCGCCCCATCGAACCACCGCGTGCTCGTGCATCGGCTGGAGATTTCGTTCAACGGCGTCACTGCCGCCGACCCGCCAGCCCTTCTGGAGTTGTTGATTCAGACGACAGCCGGCACGATGTCGGCATTGACTCCGGTGCCGGACGACGCCACGTATGACGAGACCATTCAGTCCACGGCCCAGCATACGGCCACCTCGGAGCCAACCGCCAGCACAATCAAGTGGGCTGGATACAGCCACACCCAGAACGGGCTGATCATCCCTGGCCCGTGGGTGATACCAGGCGGAACGAGGCTCGGGCTGCGGTACACTACCGGCACGATCACTGGCACAGTCACCACGGCGCCACTCCTCAGATGCGAGGAGTGATCCATGTCGGTCGTACTCAGGGACAGCCGAAAACGCGCGGCAATCGAGATCCTCGCATCCCATGCCGAGGCAGCCAGAAGAGACAGGCTGCGGCTCGACCTATACCAGATTGCATACCGCCGGGAGCAGCACAAGCTGCAAAGCAACCCCGCGTCTGCCGTCACGCAGACGCACTACAGGAGGTGAGCGGTGGACTTTCTGGAAATGCTGGGAGTTGCGGCTGACGCGCTCGACTACCCAGGCCGCAAGATACGCGGGTGGCTGGGCGGCACGGATGGCATGTCCGGGCGTGAGCTACTTGAACAATACGGCATTGTCGGGCCCAACACAGATCAAGGCTGGGTGCCAGATATGGGAGATCTGGCAGGCTATGCGGTAGATGTCGCCACCGACCCCATCTCGTATATCCCGTTCGGTGCATTAGCGGGCGCTATGGGGTTGAAGTCGGCCCGGATGGGGGCCAAGACAGCCGCGTTGGCATCGAGTGCCACTCCGCCACCAACTGCGATCAGCCAACTGCGTCCGATGGCTGAAGAACTCCGGCGCATCGGGCCGGCGTTACTGCCAGCACCAGAGCCCGACTGGTATTGGCGCATACATCGCGCGGCGGAGCAGTTGCCGAAGCGACCATTCAACCCGCACGAGCTTGAAAAGCGGCTGAAGTCAGCCAAGGAGGGGATAGCGGGCGGTGAATACTACGGCTTCCGCATGCCAGAGCTTGTCGAGCAAGCCACGACAAACCTCAACAGGGACGACGTGCTACGGTGGATAGAACGAGTTGGTCACAACCCGCTCTCAATCGAGGCCAGACAATCCGGCCCGACCAATTTGCCATCCATATTCCGGTCCATAGCAGATCAAATTTATGGAACCGACATTTCTGATTGGCACCGTCGAGAACAGTACACGTTGCCAGGCGGCAGTGATTACTCGATGGCTGTCGCTAAGTGGCTGCCTAATAAATTCGAAAACTACGGCATAGACGATGTTTACAACATGCTTAGGAGTCAAGCCCGGTCGCACTACGACATGCCCGGCGACTTCCTGAGACTACGCGCCAAGATGCGCGACGTGCCGGGCCTGGGCCGAATTCCGGTGATGGAGGAAATGCAGTCGGACCTTCTTCAGGCTTATGCCAAGCCACATCATAGGCTCGGCTCTGTCTTTGACGCGATAAATTATCGGCCTCCGTCTACTGCTATGAAGGCGGCAGATGCTCTTAACAAGTCCATGCCAGTCAGTTCAGTAAGAAAGAATATACAACCGCTGATCGATGACATGTCACACTTCATAAAGCGCATCAGTAACGCCCGAATGGAGAATGCGCGCGCCATCAACGCCAACATTCGCAACCCCAATGAACTAGAACAGGCGTTGCATGCTATTGCGTCCATCGAAAGCCGGTATCAACAGGTAGTCGATTCACTCGCGGACGGTGTAGCCCAGAATCGCTGGTCGCCTGAGCTTCCACTCGCTTCATGGGCCGTGGGAGAACTCGCTCTAGAAATGAAAGGGATCGACCCGCAGAGATATGCTAAGCATATTCGCGCGCTAGATAATATTTATGACGCGATTACAGGTGCGTACGATGCCGCATACACGATGCCGTACAGGCATAATGCCGTTATAGCGAGGGAAACCGTCCCGTTTCTGGACGACTGGGAGCGTCTAGGGATGAAGATGCTGGCCAAGGCCGCCGCCAAGGAGGGCCATCCGGCGTTCGGGTGGCAGCCTGGCAGAACGATGGCGTACTGGGCTACTGGTGCCGGCGGGAGAGAGCGGCCCAAGTTGATCGCCGGCCTCCAGAAGCACAGCGACGAGACGCTCGTAAATATCATGAATAAGCTGGGAAGGCAGTACGGCGGCGGTCAGGTGACGAGGGGTGGGCTTGGCGAGACCGCTCTCGATCTCGCATCGCTCACTCCTGACCGTGCGCCCACAGATGCACTAACGCTTCCGTTCTTCATGGAACAGCCAGCGTCTTTGATGAAGCGATTTCCATTAGAGAATGATGCTCGCTACCCGTTCTTCCAGTTCAACATCAGCCCCGAAGCCAGAAAGAAGCTTGTGCGTTCGCTCCCGTACATGTCGCTGCTTCCGGTGGCTGGGCTGGGTGACTATCTGTATAACGAGAATCAAGGTGCATAGTGCCCGACACGATCTCCCAGATGCCTGACGGCGCCGTGCTGATCAGCAACGGGATAGACGAGATGCTGCGGTTCGACCCCTCGGTGGGCGCGGTGGAGACTGCCGGCATCGTCGCACCCACCACGAAAGTAGCCGTCAACGGGGTTGGGGCCGGCAACATCGTGGGTGAGTTCTATGCCCACGTCCGGTACGTTGACAGGCACGGCTACTTCTCCAGCTTGTCTCCCATCAGCGATCTGTATATCGCCTCGTATGGCAGCTTCTCCCTGACTGCCGCCACCAACGCCACGCCCATCGTCGTTACAACATCAGCCGCTCACGGGCTGGGGAACGGACAGCAGATCAGAATTGAAGGTGTGATGGGAAATGATGGAGCCAACGGCATCTTCATTACCTCGGCGGTCACGTCAACCACGATCACACTCAAAAACCTGGACGGGTCGGACACGGTAGGCACCGGAACCTACAACTCGGGCGGCAGCCTGACTTCAGGGGTGGCGCTGATTCGCTACACCAATGTTCCAACAACAACAGAAGCGAGAGTAACGCGCAGGCAGATACTCAGGAGCCGGACTGGCGACCTGACCGTGTTCTACGTTGACATCGACACGGATGACTTGACCAGCACGACCTTCGATTCAGCCGCAACGAACGACGACCTGCTGGATGGCGTGGCGCTGGTGGACGATCTGGGGGACGATCTCTCGATCAGAACCCCGCCAGAGACATTCAGGAAGTTTGTCGCTCACCACCTGGGCCGCATGTTCGCCGCCGGGATCGAGCCGTACTCTGAGGGGGCGGTGTCAGTCACCAACGGCTCCAAGACTGTCACTGGAATCGGAACCGAGTGGGGCAGGGTCACATTCCCGGGGCGCTACATCGATGTCGTGGGGGGCAACAAAAGCTATGAGATTTACTCAGTTGAAAGCACAACATCCCTGACTCTGGTTGATGCCTACTCGGGTACGACCGACGAATACGCCTACTACACCATCCATCCAGGCGCGGCCCGCCGCAGGGAGTTCGTGTGGTCCAGAGTGGGCGAGCCGGAAGCGTTCCCGGCATTCAACAGCGCTGAGCTTGAGCAGGACATTGGCGCTGGAGAACTGACCGGCCTCATGCCGATGAATGCGTTTCTCTACATTCTGGCCGAGAACCGCATCTACCGCTTCAGTTTTGTGAACAATCCGATTTCAGACGGGTTTAGCGTGAAAGCTTCCAGCCGTGGCTGCGTAAATAACAGGTGCCACATTCGCGTTGACGAAGCGGCGTACATGCTGGACTACGTTGGGTTCCATGTATTCTACGGGAACGAGGATGCCGCGATCGGTTCGCAGGAGGTTCAGGACCTGTTCCGGCGAGGGAGCACCGGCAAGTACCGCATTAACTGGCGTGCCAGACGGTACTTTCATGCGGTATACGATCCGGGTGAGGCTACTGTGCGGTGGTTCCTCTGCATGGGCGGGTCATACACCCCGTATCACGCGGTGGCTTACAACGTCAGGCTGAAAAGGTGGTGGATCGAGGAGTACCCATTCCCCATCTCTGCTTCGTGTCTTGGCAGGTATCAGGGAAACCCGCAAGTCTACCTTGCAAGCGATGCCCAGCGTATCTTCGCTCTTCACCAGTCCACGCTCGACGGGATCAAATCGACCGGCGCAACGATTCGCGGCACCGTCACCTCCTCCGGCGTGGACTGGATAGCGGACTCCACCGCTTCGTTCCCCACAACCACAGCCGGGACTTACCTGTACATTACTCAAGGCAAGGGTAAGGGGCAGCGCAACAGGATCGTTTCCATCTCCGGTACGACAGTGAACGTCTTGCATCCGTGGCTGATCAGGCCGGACACCACCAGCACCTACCAGATCGGGGGCGTGGCATGGTCGTGGAAGTCTCGATGGATGATGTGGGGCGATGAAGCAGGCATGGCGCAGCGCGCGGTGGCGTTGTCATTTCGTCCCCTGTCGGCTCAGGCCCAGATGTATCTTCGCGTGTACGAAGATCTGTCGGGCACGGCCCAAGCATGGGAGAGAACACAGACTCTGGCATACGGGAACGGGATAGCCCTGCTGGCTGACGACCCGACTACCGACCTGTCGATTGACTGCACGAAATCCAATGGGCGGGTGACGCACCGCCTTCCAGACTTCGCGGAGTGGTATACTGACGGACCGCGATACGTCTCCATTGAACTTTCCGGCACGCAGAATACGGAGCAGCAGGCTGTGTTCAGCGTGGCGGTTGACGGAGCCGGGTGATGGGGCTTTGGGCACTGACAACAGAATGCGTGCAGGGCCTTCGCCGCAGCCATTGGGGCACGAAGATCGAGGGGTCTGACGGCGTTCTCAGGGACACTGGAGTTCAGCCGGCGATCGAGGAGTTGATCAACCGGCTCTCCAGCCAGTCCCCCATCCAGATGCCCGGCCCGCTGGTGTTGATCAAGCCCGCCAACGCGCCAGCCATCAAGATCGTGTCGGACGGGACGGGCGCGGCCATCACGGTCAACAACACGAACATCATCACTGACGGCGGAGATGGGGGTACGACGGGAGCCACCGTGTCCGTTGATCTCCTGGAGGACGTGGCTGTATCGTCAGCCGTCATCAATTCCTGCGCCGACCTCGAAATCACACTGACGCTCACCGTAAAGACGCTGGCATTTGAGAACGGCCTGCTTACCTCCGTGTCATGAATGGCGACTCTCACATCAGTCAACACGTCGCAAGCCGGCAACGTCATAACTGCCGTCTACACGTTCTCTCTCACGACTGACGAGCAGGCCGAGCTATTCGACTGCTGCGACGACTGCGGGGTAGCGGCGAACTGCTGCGCCGATAAGCTCCCCCGCACGCTGCACGCCACGATAGAGAACCCCGGCGGCGGAACATGCGGCTGTGCCGATGGGGAAGTTGTGACTCTCGTATACAACGGCGGAACCAGCAAATGGGAAGGGACGGACACGTTTGGAACCTGCGGAATGGACATCACCCTCAAGGTCTATTGCGAGCCAGTTCTTCCATACAGGTGGTTTCTTGAGGTAGACTTCAGCGATACATGTGCTACGCCGGGCGACACGGCATGGGACCCGTCCAGCACATGCGACCCGTTGAATCTGATATTCCTGGCCATCTTCGTGACTGGATGCTGCACCGGCGGCAACCAGCAGATAAGGGTGACGGTGACCATATGAATGAAGACGACGATCTGCTCAGCCAAATCGCATACGTCCTCAATACGCCGGGCGACCTGGCGCGAGGCCTGATTGCCAAGGCGTCAGGCTACCCGAACTGGCGTGCTACCGGGAACGAGTTTCTGGAGCATTTCGGGGTGGAGGATCCTGGGTTTCTTGCATCCCTCGGGACTGAGTTGGCAATCGACCCGCTGAACCTGATCTCGGGCGCGGGGATGATCACGAAGCTGGCGAAAGCACGAAAGCTGGCGGCACTCAACAAAGGGATCGAGCAGGCCAACGCGGCATCAGACTTGATGCGTGCGGAGGGCGCGCTGCCAGAGGAGCTTATCCAGCATCTTTCGAGCCGTGTTATTGATCCAGAGACCGGAACTCCGATACCGTTCTTCCGCCCAACCCTATCCGATGAGGGATTGGAACATCTGCCTGGATCGGCACGTGCTTTGTTTGAGAGTCCAACATCATTACGAGACGACCTCAGAGACACCCTTGACGAGGCGATGCGTGGTGCCGAGGCCTCCAGGATCGGCATGGCCGTCAAGCACCCGCTGTGGAAAGAACACGTCGAACTTAATGCGCGTGTCGATCAGATAGGAAAGGCATTGCTTCGTGCATCGAGAGCCTTACACAGCGACCCGCCCGTGCCACCCAGAGTGCGGGAACAGTTCCTGAGACGATTCAATCTCTTCAGAAAGGCTTTTGAGGAAGAGGCTGGAATGGCTCGCGCATTGCGTGACACTGCCATCCATTCCACGCCACTTCCGAAATTTGGCGCAGAAGAATATTTCGTTGCCTCGCGCAACCCGTTTGTCAGTCAAAGACAGTACCCGGCTGAGGATATCAGGGCGATACTTAAGAGCATGGAGCAGGAACCGTGGTACGAAAATGCCGTAACGGCGCTGTTTCCAGGGCCGTCTGTGTCGAAAGTATCAGGCCACGATCTTCTGCAACTGTTTGCACCCGACGTAGGTCGCAATGTGCTTGGCGAAAGCTTGCTCGATGAAGCGACGGATCTTCTTCATAACGCCGGCCGCGCGCGAATGTTGTCTGATGCCATTAGAAAAGCCGGATATGATGCAATCGATGCTGCCTCCGACTCGATGAGGCCAGCACTACATGTGTTTGGCGAGCTTGACAGCCAAAGCTTGCTCGATGAAGCGATGGATCTTCTTCATGTTGGAGCAGAGGGATCGCAGATGCCAAATGTCAGAAGGATGATTCCGCTCCTTCAAGACATGCTGTACAAACCCCGCATCGCCCCCAGGTACCAGCCATACCACGACCTGCCGTCGTTCCAGCCATACCTGGGTCTGGGTCTGGGCAACACTGTAATGCAGACGGCGGATGTAATGAGCCAGTATCTCTAGCGCCTCTGCTCATAGACATACCGCGACGGTTGTGGAATAAACATCGGGTACTTGTAGGTCAAGTCAGTCCATTGCCTCTGGACGCCGCCGCCGGGAACGACAATCGTCTGCGTGGTCGTCTTGCCGCTGCCTAGTGCGAGGAATAATACTGACGCCACTGTTGCTCCGACGACCGCTCCAAGTATGACCTGTGGGGCGAAGGCGTGCGCCCCTTTCGCTTTATTGTCTCTCGCAGAATCTTCATTTGCTCCTCTGACAGGAGCCACATCTTCTTTCCGTGCCTGCCCTCTAGATTCAACTGACGACATAAGTACCTCACATGCTGGGGGGTTCGGTTGAGAATAGACGCCGCTTGCTGTGCCGTGTACATGGGTGCCTCCTGCCCAATCCCATTATATTCATGAATGACGATAGGGCAATTGATTGCTGGAAGCTGCCTGGCCGGCTGCGGCAGATATGCACCGGAGAAGCAGGCATTCCAGAAGGCCAGAGACAACGGTACATTAGAGCCTGGAGAGAGCGAGGTTTGCTGGCTGACCGGGGGTTCGGCGACAAGCTCGAACGATTCATTCACTCGGTCATGCCAGCACGCCTGCTGCACTTCATCAAGCGTCGTGGATGCCGGTGCAGCAAGCGGGTGGAGTGGCTGAACAAGCTGTTCCCGAATGGAGGGGAAAATGCTCGGAGCAGGTAGGTTCGCAAATGTCGCTCGGCCCAGGCCGGCGATGGAAGGGTACACCCAGCCTCAGCAGTTTCAGGCCGTTCCTGGGTACGAGCATCTGAATAACAGCCGTGCTGTTGCCAGCCCGTGGCGTCCCGGCATGGGGAACCCGCAGCAATGGCCAAACGCTCAGACGAGGGCTCCTTTTGGTGGCATGCCGTCGCCAGGTCAGATGCCGAACTTCGGAGGCAACTGGTTCGGGGCTGGCGGGTCTCCGCCACCGTGGCTGACAGGACTACCTCAACAGCCACAGACGAACATTCCAAGAGCGATGCCGTTCGGGCCAGCCCAGATGGGAACTCAGTGGGGCCTCGGCGCTCCTAACAACATGGCTTATCAGATGATTCTGAGGAGAGGGGAGTAATGCCCGTATTCCCAGGAGCTTTTTCCCCTGTCGGCATTGGTCTTGGTCCGCCGAATGCGATGGGCGGCAGCAACGCCCAGCCAATTCCACAGCCGTACGGCCCTGCGGTGCCTCCAGGCTATGGACCATCAGGCCCAGACTACAAGGTGGGCGTGCCACCTGGTGGAGCAACGACACCACCCCCGAATAACACGTACGTCTACTACAAATGGCCGCAGCAGTCAGGTGGCGGCACGCGGTATTACAACGCGAACGCACCGTACGGCATGTTCGGGTATGGCGGTGCCTTCCCAGGCAACAACGCCTACATGTATGGCGTCGGGGATACTGGATATGGCGGCTATGGCGGCGGCTCGCTCGACGACATGTACAACCGTGTCGCTCAAATGCAGATCGCCAATACACAGGGCGCTGCGAATGTCAGGCAGGCGGAGATCGGATCTGATGCCACAAAGTATGGACACGACAAGCAGCTAGCGGGAACCGACCTCTCAACTCAACGGCAGCTTCAGGGCACGCAATACGGCTGGGATGCACAGAAGGCCATCAATGATCTGGCCACCCAGAGGCAGCTTGAAGGCCTGATGTACGGAGCCAACACGAATTACGGAATCGCCGGGCTGGACGCTCAGACGAAGCTTGGCCTGGGCGGCATGGAACTGGAGGGAGTGAAGGATACGAACCTGTCTCGTCTGGCACAGCAGGGGCTGGCGAATGAGCCAGCACTGGCGAGGCTTGGGTTCGTGAAAGACTTTTTCGGAAACACGAATCTTTCCGATGTTCTCGACAGGTTCGGCGGCATGGGCGGCGGTGGTGCTGGTGGTGCTGGAGATGGGTCTAGTTGGCAGGACTTCATGTCTTCGGTGTCTAGGTTTATCCCAAACTTCAACACAGAAGGTTTGAAGAATCAGGCGGTGGCGAACCTGTTCAAGACCGGAGAGTCTGGCCGCAACAAGCTGAGACAGGCAATGGCCGCCAGAGGCCTTTCTCCTACCGGTGCACTCGGACAGCAAGCGGAGTTGAACAATCTTGGCTATACCCAGCCAGCACAGGAGGCTGCCGCATTTCAGGCAAGGTTCCCGCTTGAAGCCCAGGCGGCGCAATCTCAGGCAGCACTTCCGTGGATCGGTTTGGGTTCTCAGGCGTTTCAGGCGGAGCAGGAACGCAGGAACAGGTTGCAGCTTGAGGGCCTGCGGGGAACGAACTCGCTTCTCGGATCGGCACTCGGTTCAATATTCCAGATGGCTTAATGTCAGGTGAACTCATGGTATACATATACGTTGAACCCGCCCCTCGCCCTCGCCGCACCTACTCAGATGACTACGAGGATGAGAATGCCATAATCAAGGCGAGAATCAAAGATCTAAGTGAACGTTTGGCGCGAGCCAAGCCTCCCACGGCAGCGGAGCCAGTGCACCGAAGATACCTGGTCCCGACTCCGCCATTGCCCACCATACCAGACGACACGGAAGAATACGTTGCGCCTCCCGTACAGCCTCCTCGCGCTCCAACACAACACGAGATGCTGCTGGATAAGGGCTATGAAAACGACCAACAGCGACAGTTGGTTGCTCGCAGGCAGCAGGACCTTAAAGACCGCATTCTTAGCGACAGCCGCGCGAATACCGCGCAGCTTGTGAACGACGTTGCAAGGCTGAGGTCACAACTCAGGTATGGCGAGCCGCCCGCCGGAGAAGCCTTCGACAGTCTGCGTCCCAAAACACCGGAGCAGCAGCTTGCCGAAAGGGCCGCTCGGGCTGCATCTGAAAGCGACTTCCTGGATCAACAGTCCCAGGAACGCATCAACAACAGAAGGCGGTTGGCGGCGAGCAACATCAACTCAATGATACGTGCCGGGGACGGGTACATCTCCGGAAGAAGCCCGTACGATCTGCCGCCAATATCCTCCAAGGGATTCCCGGCGGCAGCCCTTGCCAGGCACCGTGCCGCTCAAGCCAGGTCCATCAACCCGCAGCAAGCGAGATTCGACAGGATGCTTGCACAGGCATCACCCGCAGCGACTCCCGATGTTACTCCCGAAGTTACGCCAGAAGATACGAACGCTCGCCTTGAGGAAGCGGCAGCCAGAAGGGATCGGTTCCTGGAAGCACGAAAAACGAGCGGTGCCGCTCCGCTTGGCACGACGTATAAACAAACAGTGTTTGATCAGTCGGTGGTGAACGCAAGAAAGAAGGCTGCTAAAGAAAGAGTAGAGGCATTCAAGGGAGCGAACATCCGCCGTGCATTCGCGCGTGGCAGGCTCAGGCCTAGCGCCGCCACACTCTACGAAGGCCAGTACGGTCTGCCAAGCTCGATCAACGATCAAGAGAGACTGAACAAGCTTGGTGCCGCCGATAGAGAAAGAGAGCAAGAGAATCGGCTGATCGCTGATGTCGTAAATTCCGTGGCTGGGCAGGGCGGCTTGGCTGGCGCAACACCAGAGATGATCGAAAAGATGTTTGATACGATTCGGAAAATACTCGACATGCGGCGAAACGCTCAGTCACCACAGGGGGGCGCAGCGCCGCCTTCGTCTGCCACGCCGGGTGGCACGGCGCCGCCCTGGGTTGCCCCAGGGCTCGGCACGGCGCCGCCCTGGGTTGCCCCAGGGCTCGGCACGGCGCCGCCTTCGTCTGCCCCGCAGGGTGGCACAATGCCACCTCCGTCGTTCCCAGAACGGTTTGTGCGAAGGTGGTATGACAGGCCAACTCTGGCAGAAGTGGAACAGATGCGCCGTCGCAACCGCGAAAGGGTCATAGGCTCCGATAGGCGCCTGCACTGATATATGAGCTACCTGTTGTCGCCTCTGGCACACGGTCTCAACGCCGTCTCTGGCCCGGCGCTGGACCTGCTGCACGACCAGTCGGCATACGGGTATGGCGACGGGTATAGGCTCAGGCGGCACAGGCGGTCTCGCGACTTATCGCAGGGAGATATTGACTACCCGGCGCTCCCCGCCGACGAGCACAACAAGATTCTCCACGATGTTCTAGAGACCGGGATCGGGCTGGGGCAGTATCTGGGCGAGACTCTCGACAAGCCTGGGAGAGCAGTTCGAGGAATTGTCGGAGGGGTCACCGATCTGGCATCTGGGCAAGCCCCCAAATGGGGCGGCGGCCTGCTGAATCTCATTCCATTCAGCGACGCCTTCGGCCTGACAAGGGCGTCGGAGGGCGTCAGCGGCGGCGAGCTTCTTGAGAAGTGGGGGGCCGTTGGTCCCAACAGGGCCGGTCAGCTTGACTGGGGGTCAGATGTCGGCGGCATGTTTTTGGAGATGGCCCTCGACCCGTTGAATCTCGTCACGCTTGGCGGGGCGGCGATCGGCAAGGCTGGCAAGGCGCTCAAGGCCGCCGGCCTGCCTTATCGAGGCATCAACAAGTTCAAGAAGGTCAAGGACATTCTTGCCGCTGCCGAGCCGCATCACCTCCCTGCGTTCCGCAAGGCGATCGAGGCGGAAGGCATCCCGTTTGATCAATCGCTCGAAATGCAGGTCGGTGGCCTGTTCGGCATTCCGGCCATGTTCAAGGGCTACTCTCATATACCAAAAGCCGCAAGCGGTCCAACAGCCAGGAAAATCGCCGAAACCATTCATGCCGGGCGTGGATACATCGGTGCCTCCCCGCCAATGCGTCTGATGTCCGCGCTGTTCGACTATAGGAACATGGGGCAGGTCCACCCGGAGTTGCAGAAGGTGGCGCAGTCCCAGACTGGCGGCCTGGAAGCAGCCCAGCCCCAACTGCTCAGGCTCTACACATCCGCCTATCACCTACAGAACACCCTTCTTTCAGAGCTTCAGCAGTCGTACGGCAGGGAATTCGGCGACATGTTCAGTCAGGGGCTGTTCGACAGGATGATGCATCGCCTCACTCGAATGAAGCTGGAAGGGCTGCCTGACGACGACGCCTGGCAAATCATCGAGCAGGGGTTCCCGTACATGGTCAGGGAGGGCAAGAAGTACCGGGTGCCACGCAAGCAGATTACACCGACTGACAAATTCAGCCTGCTTCCAGAAGAAGCAGAAGATGTCATCAACTCTGTGGCAGGCCCGAACATCTACGCGCAGTCTGGCATACTCCAGGACAACATGCGGTACCTGTTTGGCGATCATGTGATTGATGAATACGGCAACATCGATGCCAATTACGTAAACTCGATTATCAGAAGTCCTGTCAGCGATAAGGCAGGCGCTCCCACATTGGGGCTGTTCGAGAAGGGCCTGTCTGCTGCGGACCAGAAGCGCGGCGTCATGTCCTTTACGTACAACGAACTCAAGAGGAGGGCTGCTCAGGCTCGGGCTGCTCTGGACGAGAGCAATGCTTTCCTGGATTCATACAGGGAAAAACGAGACAAATTGTTTGAAGGGTATCGCAAGGCTAATAAGCTGCCTTCCGGCTCGAAGCTCTCAATCCCTGCTCAATACGCCGCCACTGCCGGGCACCTCACTCCAGAGATGAATGACCGTGCCATAGCCCTAGTCAAGAGCGGCGGACTAGAATCACTTAAGAGGAGTGTTGCCGACCTCCAGACTCGCATGAAGGAAATGGATGTCATTCAGGAGTCATTTGATAAGTCAGTCGAGACCACTGTCAAAGAGACGTGGGAGAAGAAGCGACTGGCTCTTGCGCAGGACCCGCTGGGTCGCAACTTCTCCACGCAGCGTCCGCCGCCGGAAATGATCGGCAAGATGGCCGATGCCTGGCGTCCGTATATCGATTTCGTTGACTCCTACTTCAATCGTTTTATCACCATGGGTGGCAAGGCCAAGGAGCTTCCGGCCAGCGAGTTCTTCCGACATCTGTACCGCAGCCCGATGGCCGAGCACGCGAAGAGCCTGAAAAGCTGGGCATATCGCATCTTCTCTCCCAGCTTCCCCGGAGCAAACCCTCGTTCCGACCCGCGCCGGTACTTGTGGACCGACGTGCTCGATTCCATCTACGCGGACAGAGACATTGCCACGGCAGTTACTAAAGGTCGCGATGCGGTGCTGGGCGTGCTGAACTCCAAATACTCCCAGTTCTTCCGCATGGCAGGCAAGAACAAGGGCGCACTCAAAGACCTGTTTCCGAAAGAGGATGAACTCAACGCTCTGCTCGACAGCATCTCGGATGTACAGAAGGCTGAGTGGATGCCGCCTATTCCAGACATCGCCGACCTCCCCGAGGGAGTGCCCACGCCGAAGCCAAAGCCGAGCGTTCAGGACAAGGAAATCAAGGGCGCCATAGCAATCGCCACCAAGCTGTCTGACGAACTCGTCAACAAGAAGCGGTTCGTCAAGAACATGCAGGAGAACTTCGAGCATCTGTATGGCACCAACATGTCTGACGACATGCTGAACTACGGCCACGGCGTTATGCGCTCCGTGTTCAACCTTCGGGGAATTCACGAAGCCCTGAGCGACAGCATCAATGTGCCTGGAGCAGGGTATAAACTGTCCGACGCTTTCGAGAGGATCGGGCTGGATAAGAAGCAGGCGCTCAAGCATTTCAGGAAGTTGTACGGCAATCACTTCACTGGGTTCGACAGGGTGCCCGAGCACATTGTCAGCGAGCTTGCCTCAATGACAAACAAGTCGCACAGCCCGCTGTGGAAGCGCATTATCACGGACTCCATCGGCAGGTTCACGCAGTGGTTCAAGGAGAACGTGACCGTGCCGTATCCTGGTTTCTGGAACAGGAACCACATCGGCGGGCAAACGATGAACTTTCTGTCCGGGATGATCACGTCCCCGAAGGACGCAGCCCGGTACGCGAAGCGCTACTTCGAGGCGGGAAATATCGCCGAGAACCCCCAAGCGCATCAGGAGTTGATCACCGACGTTCTGGCGACCGGCCTTGTGAAGCCGAATATTCTTCAGTCCGTTGCCGAGCAGACTGACGACACGTATGGTTTCGGCGGCGGGCTCCTTTCTCGCGGCACGGTTCTCACGCCCAACGCCCCTGCGCGAATCCCATCCAGGCCTCCGCTCAGCGTGAACCCGCATCTTGAATTTTCCCTTCGATATCCCAGCGTCGCGCCAACTGGATCTGGAAGCCTTGTGAGCCCCAGGGCCTGGGCGTCTGACGCAAGGCAGGCATACGGCGCTGGTCTCAGCAGCCCGTGGGAGCTTTCCGGGTCAGGCACCGCCAAGGAGGACCTGATCCTTGGGAACCCGGTCTCACGCGCCGCAAGCAAGATACCCCTGATTGGCGGCGCGCTCGACACGTCAGCGAGAGCGGCTGGCGCTACATGGAACTTCATGAGGAACTTTGGAACCAACGTATCAATCAGGATTGAGTGGCAGAACCGGGTACCGATGTACCTCTATCTGGTGAAGGACAAAGGATGGGATGCAGCTTCCGCAGCACGTTACGTCAACGAGCTTCAGGTTGACTACTCGAAGCTGGCCCCGTTCGAGCGGGACTATATGTCCAAGCTCGTGCCGTTCTACACCTTCACCAGACGCACCGTGCCGATCATGTTCCGGCAACTGTTTGAGAGGCCTGGCGGGGCGACGGCCCGTGCCATCAGGCTGTCAAACATCAGCCGCGCGCAGGGCGACTACGTTCCCGCATACATTGGGGAGGGGTCATCCATCCCGGTTCCTGGAGTGCAGAACGCTTACATCTCGCAGCTTGGCATTCCGACCGACCAGTTCTCTGAGTTGATGTCGTTCGGCCCCACTCCACGCTCGACCGTGATGAGGACCATGCAGAAGCTCGGCGCTCAGACAACGCCCCTCCTCAAGGCGCTGCCGGAGATCGGACTTGGGTACAACCTGTACGCCGGGAAGACAGCGGAGAAGTTGCACCGGTGGCCCACCGACAGCATTCTCTTGAACACGCTGATCGGTGAGACCCCGGCTGGGCGCATGTCAACCACCATCAGGAACCTGCGTCCCGTCTTTGGGGCCGGAGAACCACACGACCGCAGCGTCCCTGCGGCCATCGGTAACTTCTTGGGGATTCGCACGCACGCTCTGCCAGGTGGTATGCAGCGCGAGGTGCAGATCGCCCAGCGCCGGCTGATGGAAGAGATTCTTCGGGAAGACCCGAACATCGGGCAGATGGTCAAGCCGTTCGTCAAGCCCGGCCAGAAACTGGGCGACGACACGAAGAAGCTGTGGCAGGTCTACCGTGAGGAGACCCGCAAGCTTGGGCTAGAGTCCCGCAAGAGGCGGGCAGACATCCTGAACGCGGTCAGGTTCGGGCAGCCAATACCCTACTGATACTGCTCGAAGTTACCGTGCCGCTGCTCGTCGGCCCCGCATTCGTGCGAGTGAACCAGCGTATCTCCGCCGCACTCGTGGGAGTGAATCAACTCGTCAGCGTGACACTCCGAGAAGCCGGGCCGGTAGAAGGGTCGCGACTCGACTGCCCCTACACCGAATTTCTTGAAGAAGAAGATCAGGTGCTGGAGCACGCTGGCCTCTTTGTGAGCGTCACCATGATGTCGGCCACTACATCCCAGTAGTGCTTCACGGCGAACTGCTTGGCCGCATCAGGCCGAGAGTTCCACTCCGGGTCAATGATGTTGTACCCGTACACGAAGTCGAAGTCGCATGTGATTGGGTATTGCTCCAGCTTGTTTTCAACCCGCCACTGCCTGTTGTAGTACAGGAAGCTCCACTCGCTGATGAACTGCTTGTGGGTTGGGTCCTGCCAGGCCCTGTGGTTCTTCAGGTATGGAGCCACAACCACGCACTTCGCCCCCACCTTCATGATGCGCCAGAGTTCATTCATGAACATGGGCAGGTCCGGGACGTGCTCGATGAAGTGCTGTATCCGCACCTCGTCGATTGATTCATCTTCCCACGGCCACGGCAATACAAACAGATCGCACACCACGTCTACCTGATCGCCAGCCACGATGTCCACGCCAAGAAATCCAGGCTCTCGGCGGTCGCCGCACCCAAGGTCCAGTCTGATCAAAGCAGATGGAATCGGGGGCGTGACAATCGGAGTGGACGGTACCTCTAGCTCTTGCATCAAGACGGCTCGCACAGCAGGGTTACGTCCGACTGGATGATAGACGGCGCATCAGGATATGCCGACACGATGGCTATCGCCGCATCGATCATCCCGCCTCTGTTTTGCCCGGTGGTCTTCGTGAAGTCATACATGTACTCGCCATCCAGAACCAGCCCCGTGTCAGTGGCTACCTGAAGCCTGACGATCACCGACTTAAATCCAGGCTGAAACCCGCCCATCGACTGCACTAGACATTTCGCCATAAATCACCACCAGATGTCGTTGTCCGCGTCATAGTGCCCGACCCTGACGCGAGTGTCAACCCCGAACCTGGCACCCGCTGCTGCGGAAGCCTTCTCGCAGAACGCAAGGTCCTGCGTGTAGCATTTCGTTCCCTTGCCTTCTTCAAACTTCTGCATCGTCTCGAACCACGGTGGCGTGATCTTTTTGAAGAGTTCCATCTTGAAGAGCGCAAACCCCATGCCGATCCCATTGCACCGCATAATGCAGTTTGGGATCGGCATCTGTGGTATGAAGTTCTTCGGCAGCACGGAGGGGTTGCCATATATCATCGGCTGCCCCTCCTGCCCCTTCGTCCAATACATGCCGCTCAGGCCCTCGAATTGCTCGATGTTCTCGTACAGCTTCAGCAGCCCATCCGGCGGCGGGCCGTTGTCCTCCTCGATGGTCAGCACGTACTTCCATTTCGACAACTCGGGGCTGCCCAGAACACCTTCTATCATCGAGTTGTAGCTGTGCCCAACCTCCATCCCTATTCCAAAGAGTGGGCCTATCACCTTCTGGTTCATGGGCCTCATAAGCCCCATCCAGGACTGCACAACCTTGGCGTGGATTGTGCCTCGCGTGGGGCAGATGATGACGGTGCTCAGATCCTCGTATGTTCTGGCCTGCCCGAGCCTGGAGATGGACCTTCCAAGCTCGGCGTTGTGCGCCCCCTCTGTCGCCGGCATGACGATCTGCGGGTTCATGGAACCGTGAGGTTTTGAAAGCACATCATTAACGGTCGGCCAGCCAGGTTGTTGGTGCCAGTCAAATCGCTGAAGGCCATTGAATTTGGCAGGTTTGCCGATGTTGCCGAATAATACCCACGGCCAAGAAACAACTGCTGGCTGGCTGCATTGCTGCTGAACATTGGGCCGTGGTAGTGGTTGGCGAACATGTTCGCGGCCAGCCACGACGCGGTAAACCAGTTGTTGTTTGTCGTGCTCGTGCGAATGAGAGCAGCTACATAATACTCTCCAGGGTCTGCGTGCAGCGTTATTGGCACAGTAAAACCCTTAAGACCAGTAACAAGCGAGTGCGAGGTTGTTCCCGTCACGGTCCACTGATAGCTCTGGCTGCCGCTGGTCGCCAAGCTCATAGTGCTGGCGTTCTTCGTATATAGCCCGACGTGAACGGATACCACTCCAGCGTAGCTTGAAGCCGCGTTGCTGCTACCTGATATAGACGCAGCCAACTGCACCATGCTCATGGACATCGGCCAGGGAACATACGCCGGCATCACCGTGATGCTTCCCTGGCCAACCGTGAAGGATGATATGCTTACGTGATTCGGCGCTCCGAATGGCGACCATGTTTGCAAGTGTGGTCGCGGCACGATCGTTACGGAGGCAGACTCACCATCCACCGATCCCGACAGACCAATCCCGTGACTGCCTACAAGCACGAGCCTGTTCGAGACTGTGCCTGACGTGCCGCTGGTGTCACCAAGATTCGACATCCCTGCGGAGAAGTTTCCAGCCCCGCCCGCACCGCCCGAAATCGTAATTGTTCCGCTCGCACCATCGAGTGACTGGCTCAGGGTGATATTAGCTCCGCCGGCAAAAGCGAATCGCACCTGCGCACCAGACGCCATGCCTGTCGTGCCGCTGGTGTTGCCGAGATTCGACATGCCGATCGACTGGCTCTCGACCGACTGATTGAAGGCCGAGATCGTCACCGTGCCGCTCACACCGTCCAGCGATTGCGACAGCGTTACGTTGTTCCCACCGGCAAACAGGTATCTGACCTGATTCCCGGACACCACGCCCGTCGTACCAGACGTGTTGCCGAGATTCGACATGCCATGTGTGTTGCTCTCCGCCGACTGGCTGAACGCCGAGATCGTCACCGTGCCGCTTGCCCCATCCAGGCTCTGCGACAGGGTGATGTTGTTCCCGCCAGCCAGCACGTATCTTACCTGGGCACCGCTGGCGACCCCCGTAGTCCCCGATGTATTGCCTACATTCGACATGCCGATCGACTGGCTCTCGACCGACTGGTTGAATGCCGAGATCGTTACCGTGCCACTCGCCCCATCCACTGACTGAGACAGCGTGACGTTGTTCCCGCCGGCAAGCACGTATCTTACCTGTGCTCCGCTGGCCATCCCGGTCGTGCCACTGGTATTGCCCACGTTGGACATACCGATCGACTGGCTTTCGACCGACTGATTGAAGGCCGATACAGTTATCGTCCCTGATGCCCCGTCCACGCTCTGCGACAGCGTGACGTTATTTCCGCCGGCAAACAGGAACCTGACCTGAGCACCGCTCGCTATGCCAGTCGTACCCGAGGTGTTGCCCAGGTTCGACATGCCCAGGGATTGCGACTCAACCGACTGGTTGAATGCGCTGATCGTCACCGTGCCGCTGACCCCATCCACGCTTTGCGACAACGTGACATTGTTGCCGCCGGCAAACAGGTATCTGACAGCCGAGCCTGAGACAACGCCGGTCGTGCCGCTGGTATTGCCCAGATTGGACATGCCCAGCGTATTAGACCCGGCACCGCCACCGCCTGCTGCTGCCGAGAGATAGATGCTGTGTACGCCGGCTGCCGCCGTACTCTCAGAGAGAGATACGTTATCGCTCCCCACCAGCACCCACGTACCGAATGACGTGCCGGTGTTGCCGCCGGTGTTGCCGCCTGTGGACAGGCCAAGTGCGACAGGTGGATAGAACAGGTTCACTTGGCTCCACCTAAGCGGTGAGTTCCGTCACCCGTGCTGCGCCAGTACCGGGGTCTGTTGCCCAGATGCCCCTGATCTGCCCGGTGAACTGGTCTGGCGTATGATAGCATCCGTTGGGGTAGAGCTTCACCGTGTAGTTCGTGCTGCTTACCGTGGTTGTCCCCAACCCCAGGTACAGCACGTCTGTTGAATCGTTGAACACCACCGCCCCCAGCCTGCTGCTGCTGGACGCAAGAATCAACGTATCGCTAGCCGTGTCAGCTACTTGCGTTCTGGTGCCAGTCGATGACGACTGCTTCTTGATGGGCATTGGATTAGACGAGGATACGTCCCCGTCACTCGTGCCGTCTGCCCCGATGACCACCTTCGTCCGTGGATAAAACACGGACGAGATGTCATCCGCCGCCCAGTTTGTGCCGGCTACGACAACAGCTTCTGACTGTACATTGTCCGCCATCAGTCGTTCCCCTCGCGTTCTGCCCTAAGTTCTTGCCTCAGAACATGAAGCATCTGCTCTAGAACCAGCACGCAAGCCATGCCGCGATTGCCTATTTCGAGTCCATGTGGCACCCACATGCACCTTTCAAAGTGCTCCTTAAGTTCGTGTATAGCATCGTCCGGCGACACCTTGTATCCCCCGAACGAGATGATTTTACAGCCTGCTGCATACCCCCGATAGACATTATGCGCACCGATTCGCGCACACCTTGGTACCCGAGAAGGTTGACAGTCCCACCCCACCCCACAAAGGCTGAACGTACAATCATCCTTCGCGGGGGGTCGCGTTCCCACGCGATGGCGGAGTCAATGATTCTCCCACAAAGGCTGAACGCGCAATCATCCTTCGCGGGCCCCGGCGGTTAGAGTGTATGGGTTCATGGTGGACC